TAAATAATTAAATTATGGCAAAAGATATATTTGCAAAAGCACGAAAATTAATTAAACCAGAAGATGGTACTATTGCTTATGTAGTTACAATAGATGGAGTAACTAAATTACATAATTGGGATGGTCCAGCATTAATTAATAATGAGAAAAAAATTAAAGAATATTATTTACATGGTATTCAATATGATATTGAAGAATGGAAAGAACAAAGAAGAGAAAGGGCAGGTTTACCATGGTATAAAAACCCAGCATTAAGAGGAGTGGCAAGAATATGAAAATAGGTTTATGTGGAACGATGAGTGTAGGAAAAACTACACTTGTAAATGCATTAAAAAATTTACCAGAATTTAAGGATTATTATTTTAGAACAGAACGTTCTAAATATTTAAGTGATTTAGGAATTCCTTTAAATACTGATAGTACTTTAAAAGGTCAGCTAGTTTTTGCTGCAGAAAGAGCATCTGAATTACTTCAAGAGAATATAATAACAGATAGAACAATTATAGATGTTATGGCATTTTGTAATCTATCAACATCAATGCAAGATTATGAAAAAGAACAAATAAATGTTGTATTATGGAATCTTATAAAGGATTATGATATTATATTTTATGTAAGTCCTGAAGGAGTAGAAATGGAGGATAATGGAGTTAGAGAAACAAATTTAGAATATAGAAATAATATAGATAAAGAAATTAAAAATATATTAAAAATGTATCATAATAATTGTGTTAATTTTGTTAAAATTAAGGGATCTATACAAGAAAGAATAGATAAAATAAAGGAAACAGTACTCCATTTATAATATATGTATAATATATAATATGGCTCAACCAAACATAAAACAAATTATTAAACAGGAGTACATTAAATGTGCTAAGGATCCCGTATATTTTATGAAAAAATATTGCATGATCCAACACCCTACTAGAGGTAGAATTAATTTTAATTTATATCCTTTTCAAGAAAAAACATTAGGTTTATTAGATAAAAATAATAGAAATATTATTTTAAAATCAAGACAATTAGGTATTTCAACTTTAGCCGCAGGTAAATCTTTACATAGAATGTTATTTACTAGAGATACTAATGTATTAGTAATAGCAACTAAACAGGATACTGCAAAAAACTTAGTTACAAAGGTTAAATTTATGTATGATGAATTACCATCTTGGTTAAAAATTGGTTTTGTTGAAAAAAATAAATTAGCTCTTAGACTTAAAAATGGTTCTCAAATTAAAGCAGTATCAGCAGCAAGTGATGCTGGTAGATCAGAAGCAATTTCTTTATTAATAATAGATGAAGCAGCTTTTATTGAGGAAAATAGAATTGAAGAAATTTGGGCATCATCCCAACAAACATTATCTACTGGTGGTAGAGCAATAGTATTATCAACTCCTAATGGTACTGGAAATTTTTTTCATAGAATGTGGGCAAAAGCCGAAGAAAATGAAAATGGATTTAATACTATTAGATTGCCATGGACTGTGCATCCTGAAAGAAATCAAGAATGGAGAGATCAACAAGAAGCAGAATTGGGTCCTAGAATGGCAGCACAAGAATGTGATTGTGATTTTACTACTTCTGGTAATACTGTAATAGATGTTGATCTTATAAATTATTATGATAAAACTTTTATTAAGGATCCAGTAGAAAAAAGGGGTATGGGTGGAAATTTCCATATATGGGAATATCCTGATTATAGCAGAAACTATATAATTGTAGCTGATGTAGCTAGAGGTGATAGTCAAGATTATTCTGCTTTTCATGTTATTGATATTGAAGAATGCAAACAAATAGCTACTTTTAAGGGACAAATAGGTACTAAAGAATTTGGTAATATGTTAATTTCTGTAGCTACAGAGTATAATAATGCATTACTTGTAGTTGAAAATGCTAACATAGGATGGAATACTATTCAAGTTATAATAGATAGGAATTATCCTAATTTATATTATTCCCCAAAAGGAGATATTGCATCTTCAGCAGAATCATTTTTACAAAAAGGGTATGATGTAATGGATAGATCTAAAATGGTTCCCGGGTTTACAATGTCTTTAAAAACAAGACCTCTTGTAATAGGAAAATTAGATGCATATATAAGAGAAAAATCAATAATTATTCAATGTAAACGTACTATAGAAGAATTAAGAACATTTATATGGAGAAATGGTCGTCCAGAAGCTCAATTAGGTTATAATGATGATTTAGTTATATCTTTAGCTACATCATGCTATGTAAGAGACACAGCATTAAAATTTGCACAACAGGGAATAGATATTACAAAAGCTACATTAAATAATTGGTCACGAAGTGCTCCTGCTATTTATTCAGGAGGTACTAATAAAAAAGGTGCTGGGTGGTCAATGGAAATGGGTGATCAAAAAGAAGATGAGGATTTAACTTGGCTTCTTTAATATTTATTATAAATAAAAAACAATGGCAGATACTAGTTTATTTTCAAGATTAAGAAGATTATTTTCAAATGATGTTATAATCCGTAACGTTGGTGGAAAACAGTTAAAAATAATGGATTCAGGTCAAATTCAAAAATATGGAAATTTGGCAACAAATTCATTATACGATAGATTTACACGTTTACATAAACCTGTAGGTTCATCTTTACAATATAATCCTACCCTTAATTACCAATCAATGCGTCTTCAGCTTTATAGTGATTATGAAGCTATGGATCACGATCCTATTATTGCTGCTGCTTTAGATATTATTTCTGATGAAACTACAATTAGAAACCAATATGGTGATGTATTAAATATAAATTCTTCGGATGCTAATGTAAGAAGAGTATTACATAATTTATTTTATGATGTACTTAATATTGAATTTAATTTAGCTACTTGGGTTAGAAATATGTGTAAATATGGTGATTTTTATCTTAAATTAGAAGTATCAGAAAAATATGGTGTTTATAATGTTTTACCTTTATCAACATATGAAGTAGTAAGAGAAGAAGGAACAGATCCTGAAAACCCATCTTATGTACAATTTACTTTAGACCCTAATGGATTAGCTTCGGGGGGTGTTAATACAATTAGAAGAGATACATATAGACTTGAAAATTATGAAGTTGCTCATTTTAGACTTTTAACTGATTCTAATTATTTACCTTATGGTAGATCATATCTTGAACCAGCTAGAAAAGTATTTAAGCAATTAATGTTAATGGAAGATGCAATGTTAATTCATCGTATAATGAGAGCACCTGAAAAAAGAGTATTTTATATTAATGTAGGTGCTATTCCACCAGAACAGGTTGAACAATTTATGCAGGATACTGTTAATAAAATGAAAAAAGTTCCTTATATAGATCAAAGTACCGGTGATTATAATTTAAAGTTTAACGTACAAAACATGACTGAAGATTTTTATATACCTGTTAGAGGTAATGATACTTCAACTAAAATAGATACTACTAAAGGTTTAGATTATGATGGAACGGGAGATATTGAATATTTAAAAAATAAAATGATGGCTGCTCTTAAAATCCCTAAACCATATTTAGGTTATGAAGAGGGAATAGAAGGTAAATCTACTTTAGCATCTATGGATGTTAGATTTGCTAGAACTGTAGAAAGAGTACAAAGAATTATAGAATCAGAATTAACTAAAATAGCTTTAGTCCATTTATATTCTCAAGGTTTTACAGATGATAAATTAGTAGATTTTTCTTTAGAATTAACTACCCCATCTATTGTATATGAACAAGAAAAAACAGAATTATATAGTACTAAAATAGATGCAGCTCAAAAAATGTTAGATGCTAAGGTTATGTCTAAAGATTGGATTTACGAAAATTTATTTGGATTAAGCCCTGATCAGTATAATAGAGAAAAAGAATTAATGGTTAAGGATGCACAACAAAATTTTAGAGTCTCACAAATTGAAAATGAAGGAAATGATCCATCAGAATCTGGTGTATCATATGGAACCCCTCATGATTTAGCTGCTTTATATGGTAATAAAAGAGATAAAGCAGTTGGTACTAATCAAGTTCCAACAGGGTATGATGAAAACCCTGTAGGACCCCCTAAACAAACAATTTCTAAATATGGAACTGAAGATTCTAATTTTAGTAGAGATCCTATAGGCCAACAAGGAACTAAAGCGGATATTACTTCCGAGAATAAAATTTCTAATCAATCTGTATTTAATGGTCTAAAATCTTCCTTACAAAAAATAAAAAATCAAAAACAAATACTTAAAGAAGAGGGAGAAAATAGTATGTTATCCGAAAAAAATATTAAGTCTGAAGAATAGTTATATATTTATATTCAGATAAATTGCAATTTATAATGAAACTAAAACACTCTAAGTACAAAAATACTGGGATACTGTTTGAACTCTTAACAAGACAGATTACATCTGATACAGTTTCAGGAAGGGATACTAGAGCCTTATCTATTTTAAAAAAACATTTCAATTCAAAATCTGAGTTATTAAAGGAGTATAAAATTTACCATACTCTATCTACTAGAAATTATAAAGATATAACTAAGGCGACTATTTTAGTAGATACTTTAATTGAATCCTATAATAAATTAAATAAATCTACTTTAAGAAGAGAAAAATATAACCTTATAAAAGATTTAAAATCTAATTATAATGTTAATAATTTTTTTAAGGCAAAAATTACTAATTATTCTATAATGGCATCTATTTATAATTTAGTAGAAAATAAAAATAATGATCCATTAAATATTGTAGATTCAAAAGTTAAACTTATAGAACATATTACTAAATCCTCTACTAAAGAGAAAAAAAACAATATAATGGAATCTTATAATGTCAAAGATTCTAATACTAGACTTTTAACTCAAAAAATATTATTAGAAAAATTTAATGAAAAATATAAAGGATTAGGAGAAAATCAAAAAATATTACTTCAAGAATATGTAAACTCTGTTAGTAATAGTCCTTCTTTAAAAACTTATATTAATTCAGAAGTTAAAAAAGTTAAAAGTCAATTAACAAAATATGCTTCTAAAGTTAAGGATAAAGTTATTTCTATTAAGCTTATAGAAGCTAAAAATATGATTAAACCCCTTTGTAAAAAATCATCAGTACATGATGATAATGTAAGTAATTTACTTAATTATTATGAACTAGTAAATGAATTAAAAACTATCCATGGGTAAAAAATTTAATATACACGATTGGCAAGCTAAACAAAGATTAGCTGAAAATTATTCTGATAAAGAAGAATCAATGAGTAATGAAGATATTGCGGCTTTACAAAGAATAGTTAGTAAATATAATATGGGCAAAATTCAAAATGTTATTAAAATCTTTGCCGATCGAATGAATGAAATGAATATAATAGATACAGATATTATAAATGAGGGACACGGGTTAAGTAAGGATGATATGAAAATATTAAAAACTCTTGTTAATCAAATAAAACAGGGAACCGTTTCTTCAAAAATGAGTAAGGATTTTATTAAAGTACTTAGCTTTTTAGTTAAATCTAATATTGAACAAGAAAAAACTAAAGATTTATCTAAGGAAGCTAGTATGACAGGTACGGGGGCATCTTTTCAAGCTGGAGCCGGAGAAGCATATGCTACTCCTTTTGCTTTTAAAAAGAAAAGAAAAAAAGATGAGTTAAATGAGGTTTCATATAGTGATTTTAAACGTAATACTGAATCTACACCACGCCAAAAAATAGCTAGAGGAATTAGTCAAGTAGGTAAAATGATTAAAGAAATTGAAAGAATAATTAATCATAATTTTAGACTAAAAATGGAATTAGATATGAATTCTGGAACATTTTTGAGATCTACTAATAAAAGAATACATGAATTAGGTGCTCAATTAAAAAGGTTAGAAAATAAATTAAGAGAATTCTCAAATTAATAATATGCTTTTAACAGAATATAGACCATTTCAAGTAGATAAACAATTAGTGGAAGCCTCTATTAGAGATAATAAACCATTAATTGTATCAGGTGTAATACAAAGAGCAGAAGCTGAAAACCAAAATGGTAGAATATATCCCCGAGAAATTTTATTAAGAGAAATTAAAAAGTATAACGAGGGGCCTATAAAAGAAAGAAGAGCATTAGGTGAATTAGATCATCCTGAATCATCAGTAATTAATTTACAAAATGTATCTCATAATGTTAAAGAAGTAAAAATAGATGGAAATGATGTATTTGGAGTTGTTGAGGTATTATCAACACCCGCAGGTAATATTCTTAAAGAATTATTTAGAAATGGTATTACTGTTGGTATATCTTCTCGTGGAATGGGTTCAGTAAAAGAAAATATGGCCGAAAATACCGTAACAGTTCAAGAAGATTTTGAATTGTTATGTTTTGATTTTGTATCTACTCCTTCAACACATGGTGCATATATGACTCCTATGGGTAGAGCATTACAAGAAATAAAAACTCCAACTTATCAATATAACAAAGTAAACAATATTATCCGAGACATTATATGTGATAATACAGGTGTTTGTAAATGTTAAAAACTTCATATTAAAAATTTGGTTTCTTAAAAAATTAGTCATATGTATGTCCTAT